CGCGGTCTGGGACGGGGTCTGGGCCGACGAGCCGCCGCCCGAGCAGATTTTCACCGCCGTGCGCCGCGGCACCATGGCCCGGCAGGGCTGGATCCTGATTACGGCCACCCCGATCAAGGAACCGTGGATGTTCGACGCGCTGGTGGCGCCGTTGAACGACCCAGACGCCGACGCGCACGGGTTTAGCGCCGTGTTTCGGGGCGATATCCACGACAACTGCATGGAGTGCCACGGCGGCGCGCTCCCTCACGACGAAATCAAGGCATTTCTGGCCGGGATCACGAACCCGGCAGAGCGGGCCGCCCGCGAGCGCGGCGAGTTTCTGGACATGGCCGGCGTCGAGTTCTGGTACGTCTCGCGCGAATCGCACGTCTGCCCCGCCCTTTGGTGACGTGACATAGGTGACATGACATGGACGAGCCGACGAAACAGCAACTGGACGACATGGAGGAATGGGCTGGGGCCCTGGTCGAGCGTCTGGACGCCTACGACCGGAAACTGGACCAGATCCGGCTGGCGCTAGCCAAGATGATCGTCGGCATGTCCGGCATGCCCATCCAGATCGACATCGAGAAGGATCTGGGCATCACCATCCCGCGGGACAGCAAACTGGTCGTGCCCGCTACCGTCGTCCCTGGGCCTCGCACCAACCAATGAAGTCCCGAAAGGTGACGCCCATTCGGCGGCCACCGATCAGGGACGACGTGGCAGGGGACGGCTGGCGGGCCGGCGAGACAAGACACTTGTGTTCTTTATGCGCCAAACCCATCCGGTGGGCCCTGGCCGTCTGCGCCACATGCTGGGCGGTCCATGGCGTGAACGAGCAGTATGATCGACGCTAAGAGATGGCCGTGTGTCGAGGTCTGCGACCCCTCGACCAAGCGCGGCATGTACCTGATCTGGGCAGTTTTCTCGCCCGACGACCGGGTGTTCGTGGTCCGCGCCAAGCATGTGCCCGATGCGTCGTTCGACGTGATGTCGGACGGGATCAAGGCCGAGCGCACGCACTTACCGAGGCAGCCGGCGCTAGCCATCATGGACCAGCGCGGCGGCCAGTTTGTCTCCAATCGCGACCTCGAAAAGACGTTCTTTGACGAGTTCCACGAGCGCGGCCTGCACTATGAGCCGTCCGTGGATACCCCAATGCAGAAACTGCACGACTGGCTTCGGCCAGTATGGCGGCCGGACCTGGAGAGGGCCCTGCCAAAACTGATGCTCACAGAGCCCGTCGCCAACATGGGCGATGGGCCGTTAACGGCCCTTGGGAGGTTCATATGGGATCCGACAGCGACGAAAGCCTGGCAATACAAGCAACGGTCGAAGGATTGGGTGGACTGTCTGAGGTACCTGTCGGGCTACCCGGGACTGACCTACCAGCGGCTCCAGGGCCGGACGGACATGGAAGCCCCGGGGATCGCGGCGTCGTACACCGAATCGAGTCGGCGGGGGTACCTCGTCGGGGACGTAGAGCGAAGGCTGCTGAACCGGGGGCTGATCCCGAACATCTCCGAGACGTACTCAGGCACCAGGCGGCGCGGCTCGGCCTTCTGATCGGCGACGAAATCGACCTCCTTGGCTTTGTCAACAGGTACATGGCGCCCATCATCCACGGGAATGGGTACAACATGGCCCAGCGTGAGATATTCGGGGCGCTCCAGAACATGGGCGTGTCGATCAATCAGGACGGGAGCATCGCCCTGTCCGAGTCGCTGCTGGACTCGGTTCGCCCGAAGATGGCGCCCGAGCCCGCCCTGCCGTCTACCACCACCTTCTCAAGTGACCTGTCCGCGTTTCGCGAGCCGGCCCCACAACCGCCTCCTCCCGAAGTGGACATGGACATCCCCATGACCCGGCGCGAAGTCGTGGCCCTTGTGCAGCGTCTGCAATCTGGGCAAACCCCGCCGCCGTACAGTCAGGCGCCCGCCCCGGCGTATCCTAGTTTTCGCTCCGAGGCGGTCCTGAGTGTGCTGGAAGCGCAGATAAGGGATGCCTGGAGACGACGCGGCCGAGCCTAGCCTTGTGAGCGGGGATGTCCCCGCTGTCCTGCGGCCCTACCCGCAGTTCCCGTTCCCGCAACTGGCCCAGCCGGGCCTCGACCCCAACATGTCGGGCGTTATCGACATGGAGGGCGCGGCCAAGTTGTCGGACGACGAGATCGTCAACCAGATCCTCAAGCGCCGCGACGAGTCACGCCGGGGCCGCGAGTCCTTAGAAGGCGACTGGCGCTGGCTCGAAGCCCTCTATCGCAACCGGAATACCGAAGCCGAGGGCAAGCAGTCCTGGCAGTCGGCCATCACTTTCCAAGAGGTGTTCAACAAGATCGAGACGGCGGCTTCGCTCTTCAAGGCCGCCCTGCTCGACGCGCCCGAGTGGTTCCGCTTCCAGAAACGCCTGCCTAGCGCGGACGAGTCCCAGGTCCGTTTTATTCAACGGGTCATGGAACTGGTGGTCGAGGACGCCGGGTTCATTGACGAGTACGTCCAGGCGCTGAAAGACGCACTTCTGCTCGGCACCGGGTGCGTGCGCCTGTCGTGGGAGCAATGGGTCGAGACGGCGCCGCAGTTGATCGACGTGCCGCTGTTCGATGATCCAATGCTGATGCAGTACCTGGCCGCTCAAGGGCAGCCGGTCACTCGCAAGGTCGTCTCCCCGTCCCCGCGCATCCGTTCGGGAATCAAGGCGTCCCACGTCCCGATCTGGTCGATTTACCCCGACCCGTTCGCCGACCACGCGCTCACCGGGAAGTTCATGATCGAGGAAACCTCGATGGACGACTCGGACGTGCAGGACGGCTTCTTGTGCGGTCGGTTCCGGCCCGAGGCCAAGAGCAAACTCGGGTCGCCGGTTCTGTCGCAGTACGAGCAGAGCGAACGCTACCGCAATACGGAACTGTTTGCCGCGAAGGACTCCCGTCGCACGCGGCACCTGATTACCGAGTATTGGGGCGACCTGACCGACGCCGATGGCAAGGTCGTCATCAAGAACTGGCGCGTCACGGTCGGGAACGAGCGCACGATCCTGCGGATCGGTCGCAACCCGTTCTGGTCCGGTTTCTACCCGTACATCTGGACCGTGCCCGTGCGCTGGGCCGGGCGCCCGTGGGGCCGGTCGATCTCGTTGCCCGCTGCAAACAAGCAAGAGGGGTACAACAAGATCGTCAACCTGATGATCGACAATTTCATGTACTCGGTCTTGCAGGCGTTCACCTACGACACGACCGCGGCCATGAGCGGGAGCGACATCGGCAGCATTGAGCCGGGCAAGGTTTACAAGGGCCGAGGCGCGGACTTCATCAAGCCGCTCCAGTTCAACGCGAACATCCAGCAGGGCTACCCGATTCTGAACCTGTTCTCGCAGGGCATCGATGAGGACATGCGGATCAACGAGTTTGCCGAGGGCGCGCCCACGTCCCGCGGCCGGCCCACCAAGTTCGAGATCCAGCAGAAAACCGGACGCTCCGACGCCATCATCACCAACCTTGCCCGCGACCTGGAGCGTCACGACCTAGAGCCGGCGCTGCGGATGATGTTCGAGATGTACTGGCAATACGGCGGCGACCTAGCCAACCCGGCCCTAAAAGAGTTGGTGCAGGCATGGGCCGGGCCGGTCGAGTTCATGTCGGATGAGATGCGCCTCAACATGCTGGCGCAGGACTTCCAGATCCAGGTCAAGGGCATCTCGGGCGTCTTTGGGCGCGACGACCTGATCCAGAAGATGCAGCAGGCGTTCCAGATCCTCCAGTCGATCCCCGCGCCGCCGCAGACGCTTGTCGCGATGACCTACCAGATCATCCAGGCGATGGGTTTGGATCCGCAGTTCAACCTCTGGATGCCTCGGAGCCCAGAAGAATTCGTCCAAATGCAGCAGTTGGCCGCACAGAACCAGCAGCAGCAGATGGCAAACGGTGGGGTGCCGCCCGCAGGCGGGCAGTCTCGGAGTGCGGGGCCCGCAAGTGGGTCATCCCCGGCACCCCCACCACCTCAAGGCCCGCCACCACCGGGAGGCGCATGAAGTACGCACTCGTATTGGCCGCGTTCGCGTTCGCCGGCTGCCTAGAGCCAGCGCCCGCGCCGTCGCCGACGCCCACGTCGCACTACCACATCATCAAGAGTTCCCAGCAGTAACTGCGGCCTAGAGCCGCCCAACCGGCAGCCACGCCGCCGATGGAAGGTGCGGATGGAGTAGTGGCACAAGCCCCTACAGGAAGGAGACAGGAAGATGCCGAACACGCTCAGATACAGGAATTCGGATTTCTACAACGTCGCGAACCTTGAGGCTTCGGTCGTCAAGACGTTCACGGGTACGATTTCGACCACGTCGGCCGTTACCGCATGGACGCCTGCCACCGGCAAGAAGTTTGTCCTCAAGGGATTTGCCATCAACGCGGTGGTCGGCGTCGTTCTGAACGGCACGGCCACGTCGCTTTGGCTGGTGGACAACACGGTGTCCACGCTGATCTTCCCGCTCGCGGCGTTCTCGGCCACCCAGGCGGCAAACAGCGTCCTGCGCCAGCCCACCGTGTCGATCCTCCCCTACAAGTCGGGTGGGTTCGTCTCGGCTGCGGCTAACAATGCCCTCAAGTTGGTTGGCGACCTGAGTGTTGGCACGACTGGCACGATCCTCGTGTCCGGCATTGTCTGGGGCGACGAGGTCTGACCATGCGGGGCTTCATTCTGGCGGCTGGGCTTGGCCTGGCCGCCGCCCCGGCGTGGGCTCAGACCGCCAACAACCCGACTTTCACCCGCGAGCAGCAGGGCGGCAGCGTCGTCACCGGGCAGGTGTCCTGCGGCTCGACCTCGACCACCGTGTACGCCGGCAACGGCGATGCGCGGGCCATCCGCATCAGCGCGGTGGATACGAACGGCGCGTTCATTTGCGTCCAGACGGGGGTTTCGACTCCCGCAACGCCGGCCCCGTGTGCAAGCGGGATCGCTGCCGCGTTCCTGGCCGCAGCGGGTCAGTCCATTTCGTTTGACCGCAGCGTGAAGGGCGTGTCGGTGTCTTGCATCCGGCAGTCGGCCACGACCGATGCCAAGATCCAGTACATCATCGAGAAGTAATCCCGTCTGGTTCGCCGCCCTCGCGCTCGCGCTGGTCCTGCCGGCCAGCGCATACGGGCAGGGGGCGACGAACCCGACATTTACGCGGATTCAGCAGGGCGCATCGGGCGATGGCGCGGTCATCGACTGCCTGACCACGTCTACCAACCTGCTGAACTGCCCGACCGCGTCCACGGCCTCGGGCGACTGGCGGCAAGTCACCTGTTTGAACGACGGCAGCCAGAAGGTATTCATTTGCCCTGGCAACTGCGACTGCGCGCCTACGGGAAACCGTTGGGTGTCCTTGGCCGCCGGGTCCAGTTTCGCGTTTGGCGCCAGCGCCAAGTCCCTCAAACTGTCCTGCATCTCGTCTAGCGGCACGAATACCGTGCGTTGTTACGCCGAGAGATGAGCCGCAGGGACGCCGAGTTTGCGGCCATCGTCGCCGCGCTCTGTTTCTTCTTTGCCGCGCTGTTTGTCTGGGCCGGCGTGGCCTGGCCGGCGATGCTGTCCGGCTACCAGGGTGCAACGGGAAGCGGCGGCGGCGGTGGGACCGCGTCCAATTCGTTCACCACCATGAACGCGCCATCGGGCACCGACCCGGTCGCGGGCTCGTCCTCGGACACGCTCAACTTCACCGCGTCTGGAATCGTCTCTATCACCGGCACGGCCAGCACGAACACGCTGGATTTCTCGGCGACCGAGGTAGACGGGTCCACCACAAACGAACTTCAGAACATTTTCCAGTCGGTGACGACGACCTCGGGGACCAGCCCACTCGTGGCTGCGACAACAACCGACACTCTGAACCTGGCCGGCACAAGCCCGGTCACGGTCACGGGCAACAGCACGACCGATACGGCCACGTTCTCGTTGGCTGACGTGACGCCAGACTGTTCGGCCGGGGAATTCGTGAGCGCCGTTGGTGCCAACCTGGCTTTGACCTGCGCGCAGCCTGGGAACGTCACCGGAAATGCCGCCACGGCGACGGCGTTGGCCGCCGATCCGGCGAACTGCACCAACGCTAACGATTTTGCCCGCGGGGTGCTGGCCTCGGGCGTGGCCGAGTGCGTCCAGCCGGCGTTCAGCAATATA